GTTTCGCCCTAGGGTGGTTTTGGACTTTTCAACCGCCCCCCCCCCCCATCCATCTCAAAAATTTTCTGGCCAGCCATCCACGCCGATTGGCGGTTTGTATTTTATTCCCAGATCTGCCGCCGATTTCTTTCTGTGGCACTCGACGCATAGCCCTTGGAGGTTGTCGTCGTCGTCCGAGCCGCCCTTGAATAGCGGGATTATATGGTCAAGCTCCTTCGCCTCTCGCACTTTACCAATCTGCTGGCATATCACGCACAACGGTTGTTCGCGAAAGATGCGCCGCCGCAACTTCTGTAGCGCCTCGCCGCGAATCCTTTTGTTTGTTTTATCCATATTTCACCCGAATATATCGCAACCAAGCCGCGACTCAAAAAGCACTTTGGAGTACCTGAGTACCCGTTTGACCCGAGTTTCCCTATTGTTTACCTATTTATAATTAAAATACCTATTTCCCTATAATAAACATTATTTTAAAGTGTACAATATGCATCATCTCGGGTACTCAGGTACTAAATCAGTAGAATTTTCATATTCTTCGCGGCTCTCGCGAGTACCCGAGAAGTTTTAAACTCGGGTACTTCAGCGAAAATCTCAGGTACTTCATACTCATTCGCGGCTTAAAAGTACCCGAGATTTTCGCGCCACATTTCTGCTTTTAAAAGCCCTCTTGCTCTGGCTCGGACAAAGTACCCGAGATTAGGCTCATACCTCTTTCACGAATTGCTTTTAAAAGACTAACCTGCTCCGCTCCGCCAGCCATTTCCGCCTTGACGAAAGCGTAACGAGACCTGATCTTTTGTTCCCCGTTAGTAAACTTCCAACGCTCGCCAACGGGGTTCTTGATCGCGACATAGCCCGCTCGTTGCATCCTATGGCTAATCTTTCGCGGCGACTTGAGCATCGCGGCGACCTCCTCTGCCCCGTCGAAACTAACCCCGAGTAATTCCGAACCGAAGACGATAGGTGGCTTCTCGAGGATGTCGAGAGCTTGCATAATCGCGTCGTCCGGCTCTCCCCAGCTCGTCGCTACCGCCTCCCAACCCGCTGTGCGCTCGACTTGCGCCTTGGGGTTAAAGGTCGAGAGGTCTCGCGCCGCGAGCCACGCCCCCACCGCCTTCGACCCACCAGCCTCGAACCACTCGAACAACCTCTCAAAGTACCTTGGGTCACCCTCCGTCTCGTGCCATCGTTGGGGGAGCGAGGAGTGCATAATGAACATTCGCCTATCCTCGGGCGGTATGAACATCGCCATCCAATCGTTCGTGGTAATGAACACGCGGAGGACGTTGATCACATAGCGGAGCTTTTGGTATTTATCGTTAAGAGGGAGCGTGTCGGGCGGCGCGACGATCATAGGCTTCAAAATATTGTACATCGAGGAGGCGTGGAAGTCGTCCTTGCTCGGGCGCACCTCGTCGATCGTGAGCATGAGCGTCTGGAGCCAAGGCTTATAGGGCGAGAAGAGTTCATCTGGATCCACGCCCTTACAATTCCAACTCCCCACCGCCGCCTTAATCGGCCACAGCGCCGCATCCTTCCCGATACCTTGCGTGCCCGAGAGTACGATCGCCGCGTTGCACTTCTCCTCGGGGCGCTGGATCATGTGGGCGCAGTAGTTGAAGAAGAATTGATGTTCTTTTTGGTCTGGCCAAAGTTTCTTAATATGCTCAACCCACATCCACGCCTCGCCCGCATCCCCCTCGATCTCGGGCGGCGCTTTGTACTGGTTGTAGATGCGTCGTCCGGCGGCGGGATAAAACCCATCACGATCAATAAACCAATCGCGGATTATCTGGGGGCGACCTGGCCACCAAGTCGATCCCTCTACAAACTGATCGTTCTCGACGCGCAGTATATCCTTCGAGGGCGCGATAAGGCGCTCGCGCCGCCCCCTAGGGCGACCTCTACCGCGTGGCGCGTCTTCGGCTGGGGGTTCGCCCTCAGTCACCTCTACCCGCCAGCTCTCGAGCGGTATCGACGCATCCACCGCTTTCTCCGAGTGTAGCGTCCCATCGCGCAAATCCCAGAACATCTCCTGCGATTTATCAAATATGTAATCCGCAGGCACTGCTAACCGCCGCGAACCGGATAGCGTCTCGAGGAGGGCTGCCTCTCGCTCGGCTGTTCTATCGTCAATATCACTCATCTCTCGCCGCTCCCGCAATAATGCTCGGAGCGGACTCGATCGCCGAGCGCCGAATAGGAAAGAAAACCCTCGCGAGGCGGAGCGGTTTGAAAAGCGGAGGAGTGCGTGGGGGAGCGCCTCGCGGTGAGGCGAGGGTGGTGTCTTTTGGTTTCTTGTTCACGTTATTCCTTAAATACTTTTTTGATAGCGCGGGTGACCGCTTTCTTGGAGAGGGTAGCAGAGAGGCGCTCCGACGCGCCAAACGCCACATCGAGCGCTGGGGCTTGAATCGGGTTCCAGCGATCCGTCTCAATCATCGCATTACAAGCCGAGATCGCACCCCGCAGGATTTTCATCTCCGCCCGCGTCGTCTCGACTCCATCGTACATCGCCGCGAAAGCGATTGTTTGGAACGAGAGACCAATCCCCTCGAGCAACTCCGCGCATGGCGCCCCCGAGGGCAATAAGTATAGGCGGATGAGTTGGGTCACGATCTGATCTCGCGCCTCGTTCATAGCCCACGCCTCAAAATCTCAATCGCCGCCACCACGTCGAGCGCCGCTCCAGTTTGGAGCGCGGCGAGTGCGGCGCGGATTTGGCGTTGAAGGCGCTGGATCTCGGAGTCTTGGTAAGTCACGTGGCGCTCGAGGTCGTCGATTGCTCTCTGGGCGGCGGTTTGCTCTTTCATTTCGCCTCCCAAGGATCAGTCGCGTCATAAGGCAAGTCAGCGCCCTCGGGCGGATGAAAATACTGCTCCACCTCGCAGCGCAAGCACTTCCTTCTCCAAGTCGAATGGGGAGCCCAATCATGCCTTTTTAAAAACCCCTCTTCATTCCATTTGTCGCATAATCTCGCTTCAACACGGAGCGCATAGCCCGCGCCCCATTCGTGTCCTTGTTCCTTCGAGCAAGGCGCTTTTCTCGAGGAAAAAGCGTAAGTGATAACTGTGTCCACGAGGTATTTCTCCTCGCAAGACGGGCATTCAATTTCGTACCCGTCTTGATCTTCAAGCAACCCGCTGTACTCCCAGTGATCTTTCAGCTCATGATCGCAGTGTGGGCATATTGGGTGATGTTCAAATTTGTATTTCATTTCGCCGCTCCTTCTAGCTCTTCGATTGCTAGGTCATTAATCCAATCCGTTAGCTCCGCCCACCCACGATCGACGCAATGGCCGTGGTGACAGCGAAACGCCCCATAGTAATCATTCTCGGCGGCGGGTTCTCGGATAGCCGCCCCCGTGTCCGCGCCCCCAGTGTGATCCGAGACCCAAGGGCAACTCATCTCCGTCCATCCGCTCGGATCAGGCTCGTGCCGCTTTAGCATCCGCCGCTGACCCAAAAACCGATACGCCGCCCCAAACGCTCTATTCCTCTCGAGCGCCTCGATCGTCGGGAGCTTATCTCGGGTATACCTCCGCCCATTTATCGCTAACCCGAACCCGTTTAACAGCTCCTCGAGGCTATAACGCCGCGCGGTCAACTCGTGCATCTTACATCGCCACCCGCCATACTTCGGTTTCGCATTCTCGAACGTCGGAAGGCGACCCACTCGGGTGACTCCGGACATGCCTGGGTCTGCGCCGAGGAGTTTGGAGGAGATGAAGGCGCGTATTACTCCGTCAAACCTCATCGCGTCGCGCTCCGGCTCGCCGAGCAAGTACCACCACTGCTCGTTATTCGGACTCGTCTCAATCCTCACGCTTGGCGGCAACGCGGCGACCGTCGCGGGATCCACTTTTGTTCCCACGTCGTCCACCATTAGCGCCCTTCCCGCAGCAAACGTCTCCCCTCGCCGCCGAAATGACCCATCTCCCGCCCTCCCGAAAGAGGACACCGTCACGTACCCATTCCAACTGTTCGGCATCTCCAACTCCCGCCCGAGAGTCCAAGGGCGCGGCTTCCATGCGCTTGGGCCAGCCGTATTTGGATCGCCCTTAAAGCCGCACAGGATAAGCCTCTCGTCCTCGGGCAAACCGCTCCCTAGGGCATCGAGGAATTCAATTGCTTCGTCGCTCATTTAATTTCCTTTCTAAGTTATCAAGAGTGCCAATTCTCGGGTATCTCGGGCGCTTCGGGAATCGCTCGCAGCGGTGCGGGTTACGCAGCAGATTTTGCGTTTTAAAAAATATGCGGCATAATTTCCTCACCGCCACTTTCGGCGGCTTAACTTAGAATGAGGTTGAAAATGAAAGAACAAGTCAAAATCGTAATCGGCGCAAGGCTCACACTTTGCACTATCGTACGAAAAGCCCAATGGACGTTTATCCGCGCCGACAAAGACCTCGGCGACGCTCGTTACATGGGGTTTGATTACTCTCGCGATTCGCAAGCCCTCCTGTCAGCAAACATGCGCGTACGACCAAATGATTTTTTTCGCGCCTCGACCTCCTTTGTAACTCCTTTGATCCTAGGATAACAAGCCATGATCGACTTCGCTGACAAATCGTATTTGCGCCGTGCGCATATTTCTAACCCTTCGCGAGGAGAGGTTGCAAAATGGCTTGCCATATTTGCGCTATGCTTCGTGTCCGCTTTCGCCGCTTTGCACGCCCCCATTTAACTGTTTGGAGATCGAAACTATGAACAACGCTACCCTTCCCCTCGCAGTGCTGTCTGCGACCGCCTCCCCCAAGACCTCGCACCGCTACGTCCACGTCAACTCCCACGAAGTCGTCCAGCGCATGGCGGACGAGGGCTATTATGTCGCCTCGGCGAAGATGAGCGCCCCAAGGACTCGTGACCCTCTTTTCGCTAAGCACTCTATCGAGTTTCGCCATCAAGACGCGCAAACCATCCAAGGCTCCACACCTCGCATCATCTTCGTAAACTCCCACGACGGTTCGACCTCCGCGAGCGCCATGGCTGGGCTGTACCGATTTGTTTGTTCCAACGGGCTTGTCGTCGGAAAGACGATTGACCGAGTGGCGCAACGGCACGCGGGCGACGCGGCGGCGGAGTTGATCGGGCGGATGAACGAGATGGCGAAGAACACTGAGCGCGCATTTTCGCGGATTGAGGCTTGGTCCAAGATCCATCTCTCCTCGAATCAGCGCCGCACCTTCGCACGCCTCGCGGCACAACTCCGCTGGGGTTCGCCCGAGCTGTACCCCGAGGACGTAATCCTTGAGCCGCGCCGCGCGGAGGACGATAAGGGCGACCTCTGGAGCGTGTTCAATACGGTACAGGAGAACACGGTGCGCGGCGGCTTGATCGGGGTTTCTCGCTCCGGTCGTCGCGCTACCTCCCGCCCCCTCGCGGATATTCAGCGTGACGTCGAGTACAACTCTGCGCTATGGACGATGACAGACGAGCTGGCTGAGGCTTGGTAATTTGTAGGTGTTTACCCTGATTTTGCTAAATTTCGCATTTTTATTGGCGCAAAAAGCAAAAAAAGGGTAAATTATTGCTTACGGTAATTGTTACCGGATAACTTAGAAAGGAATTAAAAATGTTAACTATTTCCCAAGTCGCCGCCATGAGAACCTCTGAGCTGGTCGCTTTTTACAATCACCACTCGATCAAGCCTGTCTCGAAATTCCAAGACCGCGCTACCGCCGAGCGCCGCGTCCTTGAGTTGGTCGCCTCGCTCCCTAGCGACGCTGACTATGCCGCTACGCCTAGCCTCGCCTCGATGGTCGCGCCTAACCCGCTCGCGATCCGCCCTGAAGCGGAGCGTGTCGCTGTTAAATCTAAGCTCTACACCTCCAACGCCGCGCCTCGTACAGCTGAAACTCCTTTCCCAGTCGCCCCCGAAGGCGCGGGCGAGTTGGCTTGCCCTAGCTGCGGCGCTACGCACGACCAAACGTATGCTGGCGAGGAAGGCACTGCGGCGGGCGAGCGGATGTTCTGCCATCACTGCTCGACCGAGTACCACACCGACGGCAAAATCTACAAACGCCCAGTTGCTAGCATTTCCCGCTCCGCCGCGATCGCTGCCTCTTGGGCTAACCCTGAAGTTGCGGCGGCTCGCGCCACCCGCGTCGAGGTTGTTGTCGAGGGCATGGGCGCGTTCAAGTCTGTCCCAGCCGCCTTCCGCGCCCTTAACCTCCCGATGGGTCGTATGATCCCCTTCCGGCTTGTTATAAAGGCTCAAGGCGAGGCGACGTTCACCATGGGTGACCGAGAGTATTTCTTCCACTCCCGCGAAGCCGTATAAGCCCACCGCGCCCTTCGGGGCGTTTTTCGCTTTAGGACTCCAAAAAAATGCGCACTGTGTACAATACTGGCAAGGTCAAGATTGGCCTCACCTACACCCCGCCCCTTCGGCACCTTTCCGCCGAGGAGCGCCTCCTCCAGCGAGCGCTCCTCGGCGATCGCGTAACCCTGACTGAAGTTTTTGTCCGTTTACTTTCCCCAAGGAGAAAATTCAAATGAATGAACCCAAAGCCCTCGAAGACATGACTGATGAGGAGTTGATGGCGACGTTGCCTGTTAACTCGATCGCCCGCCAACTTTTTGTCGCGACGCAAGCCGCGAAGAAAATCACACCCTACGCCGAGCGCGACGCAGCACCCCGCAAGTCCATCGCGCTCGTTCGTCCTACGCAAGGACGCTCGACTCTTCAAGAGCGCTCCGAGCGCCGGAAAATCTACAATTGGATACTCGATGCTGCGGAGGGCGGTAAGCCTGTGGCGCTGGAGGCTCTCGTCGCGGAGTTTGGAAAGCCAGTGCGCGGTCACGTTCAGAAACTCCTCGAGCTGGGTTGGCTAGAGGTGGCGCAATGATTAAGATAATCAAAGCCCTTCGCACCTCCGTCGCGGCGCTTCGAGGCGTTATCCGCGTCGCAGACCGCGACACCGAGGAGTTTGCTGCCGCCCGCGTCGCGATCGCGGCGGCGGAGCGCGAGATTGACCTCGAGTTGGACTCGTTCCTGTTCGGCGAAGGCTCGATTGAGATCACCATTCGCACCGTTCTCGACGGGAAGATGTGGGGCAATCGCCGCGTAATTAGCGACATCCATCACTTTAACAATTACCCGCCCACCGCTGTCGTCTCTCAAGCCGCCACGCTCCTGTGGGAAGAGATCGAAAGGGAGGCAAAATGAAACGCTACGCCCCCAGCAAGGCTCGCCCTCCGCGCTCCTTCCCTCCGCCCTTCACGAATAGCACCGCCCGCTACGTCGAGGAGTTTTACAAAATGAACCACCTCGGCACCCCTCCCTATGACTGCTCGAAACAAACAAAGGAACAGAAATGAAATACATCATTGGCGCTGGCCTCGCTGGGCTGCTCGCGGCGCATGCTTGGCCTTCGGCGCACCTCCTTGAAGCCGCGCCCTCTCCCGCCCCTAACCATCGCGCTCTCCTCCGCTTTCGCTCGGATTCCGTCTCGCGCCTAACGGGCATCGAGTTTCGACGGGTTCGCGTGAACAAGGCGATCTGGCTCGATGGAGCGTACTCCGCCCCCTCGATTCGTGCCTCCAACCTCTACTCCCGCAAAATCCTCTCCGGAGGCTTTCTAACGGGCGATCGTAGCATCTGGGATATAACTCCAGTCGATCGCTTTATCGCGCCGGAGACGCTGTACGAACAATTGCTAGAGTCTGTCGGCGCTCGAGTCTCTTGGGGCACAACCGCTGATTTCGAGGCGCTCAACTTCCCGACAGTAAACACCGCTCCGTTGCCTGTTGTTTTGTCAGAGCTAAACATCCCTACTGGAGAGGCCAACTTTCATCGCGCTCCGATCTACGTGCGGCGCTGGAAAATCCCAAGGTGCGATTTATTTCAGACAATCTATTTCCCCGAGCTGGACAACCCCATCTACCGCGCCAGCATTACCAAAGACCTCCTCATCATCGAGCAAACCGAACATACCTCTACGTTGCGCAACTTAGAAGAGTTAGAGCGCGCATTCGGCATCTCGCTCGACTCCGCCACGGAGCTAGGCACGACGGATCAGAAGTATGGGAAAATTCTTCCAATCGACGACACCGCGCGCAAGGCTTTTCTATTCCGCCTAACCCACGACCATGGTATGTATTCGCTCGGGCGATTTGCGACTTGGCGCAACATCCTCCTCGACGACGTTGTGAATGATATTGCCGTAATCAAAAAGCTCTCCCGCATCGGCGCGGCTTACGATCTCCGCGCCGCAGCGCAGTAAACTTTCCCCTCAGCACTTTAACTTTAGAAAGGAAATACCCAAAATGAAAGTCACCCTTCTCAGCTCCACACCGGATGCGCTCAACCTGCTGCTTACCACAAAGAACACTCGCCTGACGCATGCGTCCGATCCCGCGACTTGGACGGAGAGCGAGCGCCTCGAGCATCTCGCCTATATGCGCGACACGATCAAGTCATCTTGGGAGTTTGTCGATTACACCTTCAAGATCGAAGGCGTTACCCGCGCCTTCACCCATCAACTCGTCCGCACCCGCACAGGCTCTTACGCCCAGCAAGCGATGCGCGTCGTGGACGCTCGCACGCAGGAGGTCGATTTGCCGCCCTCGATCGAGGCGGATGAGGCATTCTTCGAGATTTGGGAGCGCGGACGTATCGCGGCGCTCGGCGCATATGGGGATTTGATCGACGCGGGCGCACCCGCGCAAGATGCTCGCGGCTTACTCCCCACGAACATCACCACCTCGATTATGGCCAAGTTCAACCTCCGCACTCTCCACGACATGGCCAAGCTCCGGCTCTGCACCCGAACGCAGGGCGAGTATCAAGACGTTTTCCGCTCGATGCGCGACGAGGTGATAAAAGTAAACCCTTGGGCAGAGGAGTTTCTCGAGGTTCACTGCGTCGCTACGGGCACATGCGCCTTCCCTCGGTACGGGAAGAAAGAGTGCCCAGTGTATCTCCCCGAGATGGACAACGAGAGCGTTAAGGCGAAAGCCCGCGCGATTTTTTGGGCGGTGCGTCATGAAGCCGCACCCGTAGCGAAAGATGGGAAGGCAATGTAACATGAAACGAACAATATTTGATCTCGACAATTGCCTTGCGGACGATCGCCAACGCATCCCGAAAATCAACTGGGCGCTCCCCGCTACCGGAGGGCGCTGGGACGAGTACCACAATGGCGCGGAGGCGGATAATGCTTGGCACGTGTCGCTCGTCGCGCACTCTTTAAACCCTGTGTTTTTTACCGCACGCCCTGAGCGAGTTCGGGCGACGACTGAGGAATGGATTAGGCGAAATTACGGTATTGCCTCGCCCGAGGTTTACATGCGCCGCAACTTAGACCATCGTGCCTCCGTGACGTTGAAGGCGGACATGATGGCGCACTTGTTTACGTTCGGAGATTGCGATGAGGTTGTGAAGGCGTATGATGATCGGGAGGACATCGTGGAGATGTATCGCGGGTTTGAGGTAGATGCCGAGTTGCTTCGCATTCACGATGTTTGCGCCTACACCCCGCCGCCCGAGCCGAGCTTGGACGACAAGTTGCGCTCCTTTCTCTCGTTTCACGTCGCAGATAAACGCCGCGCACCTGATCTCCTCTCGGAGGGCGCGGATACCTTCCGCGAGCGCAACGCGATCTATGGCGACACATACCTTGCGTTTGGGGAAGTCTGCGCGGCGCTCTTCCCCGAGGGTCTCTCGATTCGAGCGGGCGACGTGGACGGGTTTAATCGTCTCGGGGTTTTCGTTCAGTGCATTAGCAAGGTCGCCCGCTACGCTAGCAGCCTCCCCAAGGGCGGGCATTTAGACTCGGCGCACGATCTGATGGTGTACGCGGCGATGCTTGAGGAGGTAACGAAATCATGATGAGCGTTCAGGAGTTATTCCAACTTGGAATGAAACGTAAATTGGAAACAATTTTTGAGCCGTCTTCGGTTTCCCCACCAAAACAGCCTTTGGTTTTGAATCTTGGGTCAGGGAACAGCCCTATGCCGCAAACCGTGTCGCTAGATTATCCTGCTTGGAATGCTGAATGTGATCCCCTTCCATACGACGAAGGCGAGGTGGACGCGATCTATGCATTTCATTTCTTTGAGCACCTTAGCGGCAAGCACGTTATCGAGCTTCTCCGCGAATGCCAGCGCGTCTTGCGGCGCGGCGGCTTACTCACAGTCGTCATACCTCATCGCCTAGGGCAAATGGCTTACCAAGACCTTGACCATAAAAGTTATTGGACAGAGGAGACTTGGCGTGTTTTGTTTTCAAATCCATATTACAACAAAAATCGCGAAGAGCCTTGGAAGTTTCTTGTCAGTTTCAATGCGATTGTTGGCGTTAATGAGCGCAATCTTGCGCTGTGCAGCCAATTGATTAAAGGAAAGGATTGATTTTATGATCATCGTCTTCGATACCGAAACGACAGGGCTGACGTTACACCCTGATGCGCCTGTGATTAAACAGCCGAAAATTATCGAGTTTGGCGCGGTACTCCTCGACATGAAGGGTAAGGTTGTTGAGGAATGCAACATCCTCCTTAACCCCCGCGAGAAACTCGACCCCGTCATCACCAAGATCACAGGACTCACTGACGCCGATCTCGAAGACGCGGCGACCTTCGAGGAGGCGTTGCCGCAAATTCGGCGAATCTTCTCCGAGGCGCATACCGTCTTCGCTCACAACCTCCCCTTCGACAAGGCGCTCGTTCGCGGCGAGTTGGCGCGGATAAATTGTCTGGACTTCGCTTGGCCTCGAAACGAGTTTTGCACAGTTGGGCTTTACAAGGAGCAATGGGGGCGGAATCCGAAGTTGCTTGAGCTGTACGAGCGGGTTGTGGGAGAACCCCTCGCGCAGACCCATCGAGCGCTCGACGACGTGATGGCGTTGGTGAAGATTATCCAACTCGAAAACCTTTGGGAGCTAGCATGACGCTCCCTCAACTCCGCGTCCGCACTGAGTTCTCCTTCCGCAACGCCTTCGGCACAACTTCCCGCGTCGCCGAGGCGCTCGAGTCTCTCGGCGCTCCGGCGGCGGCGATCGTGGATGGTGGGACTTGGGGTCACGTTCGTTTCGCGAAGGCGGCGAAGGCGCGAGGCATTCGCCCTATGTTTGGGACAGAGTTGGTCGTGCCGAATGAGGAAGGGATGAAGCCTGTGGCATGGGCGCTCGCCGAGGACACCCGCGCCTTCTATCGGTTCTCGACCGCCGCGAGACGCAAAGACGCGGACATTGCTTCACTTTTCCTCGAGACGCAAAAAGGCGTTTTGCGATTCGCGGGCGCGGCTTTAAAAGACCCAGAGAGCTTTGATTACATCGACCTCAACCCCGCGTCTCCCCTCGTCCAACGCGCCTCGCTACGGCTCGCTAAACAAACCGGAAAGCCCCTCGTACTAACCTCAGACAACTACTATCCATTGAAAAGCGATTACGCCGCGTTCATGGCCATCGTCGGACGGGAGCGCGTAACCCCTCAGCACCTCCTTTCGCTCGAGGAGATGCGCCGCGCATTTTCGATTCTCGACGACGACGAGTTTAACCTCGCCGTTCGCAATACCTTCGAGGTCGCGGAGCGGGCGGCGAGCGTGCTACCTACTGCGCCGCTAATCTCTGTCGAGGGCGATCTCCGAGCGTTAGCCGAGGAGGGTAAGGCGCGGCGGCTCGCGGCGGGGCATCTCCCCGATTGGCCGCCCGAGTACGAGGCGCGGCTTCAGCGCGAGTTGCGCGAGATTGAGGCGAAGGCGTTTGAGAGTTATTTCATCGTGGTGGCTGATCTCGTTAGCTGGGCGAAGGAGAGGATGCTTGTTGGCCCAGGGCGAGGCTCTTCGGCGGGTTCGCTGCTTTGTTACTTGATCGGGATTACGGAGGTTGACCCGATTCCGCATGGCTTGCTCTTCGAGCGGTTTATCGACGTGACGCGGAAAGACCTGCCCGATATTGACATCGACTTCTCCGACGCAAAGCGAGACGAATGTTTTACTTACCTCGCCGAGAAGTATGGCCGCGACAACGTCGCACGCATCGGCAACGTCAACACCCTCAAGCCGCGCTCCGCGATCGCGGAGGTGTGTAAACGGTTCGGCATCCCCGACAACGAGCGGTTCGACCTTCTGAACGTCCTCATCGAGCATTCGAGCGGCTCGTCGCTGTTTGGAAAATCCCTCGAGCAAGCGATCAACGAGACCGATACAGGGCGCAAGTTCATGCTCCGTAACCCGAAGGCGGTGATAATGAGCGAGGTCGAGAACCACGCTTGGCACACTGGAGTCCACGCCGCCGGAGTCATCGTTTGTAACGTGGCGGTGAGCGAGTTTTGCACCGTCTCGGCGGACGGGGTGGCGCAGATTGATAAGCCGGACTCCGAGGCACTAAACCTCCTGAAGATTGACGCGCTGGGGTTGCGGACGTTGGGCTTGATCGAGGACTCGGGCGTGGTAAGCGCAGAGAAGTTGTACGGGCTAAAGCTCGATGACCCCGAAGTGTTCGCAGTTTTGAATGATCGGAAGTTCTCGGGCGTGTTTCAATTCGAGGGTCAGGCGCAACGGCTCGTCTCCTCGAACATTCACATAGACAGCTTTCAGAAAATCGACCACATAACCGCCCTAGCCCGCCCTGGGCCACTAGGCGGCGGCGCATCGCAACATTACATTAACCGCGCCGAGGGTAAGGAGCCAGTCACCTATCGACACCCCTCCATGGAGGAGTATCTCGGCTCCACGCTCGGCATCGTGCTCTACCAAGAACAGGTAATGCGCATCTGCTTCGAGATTGGGAAGTTTAGTTGGGATGTCGTCGCGGAGATTCGCAAAGCGATGAGCGCCTCGAAGGGCGTGGAATACTTCAACCGCCGAGGCGCGGAGTTTATCGAGGGCGCAGCCACCCTCGGAATCCCGAAGGCGGACGCGGAGACGATCTGGGCTGAGATTTGTACGTTTGGGGCTTGGGGCATGAACAAGTCTCACACCTGCGCATACTCGGTGATTTCGTATTGGTGCGCGTGGATGAAGCGGTACCACCCGCTGGAGTACGCGGCGGCTTGTTTACGGAATGCGAAAGACGACGACCAAACGCTCGAGATTCTTCGCGAGATGCGCGACGAGGGGATCGAGTACACGCCGTTTGACATCGAGTCTTCGGACGTGAATTGGTCGGTGCAGGACGGGCGGCTCGTCGGAGGGTTTATGAACCTGAATGGTTTTGGCCCAGCGAAATCCGTCACCGCAGTCGAGTCGCGGCGGCTCGGGAAATTAAAACGCGAGAAAATTCTCGAGGCGCATGTAAAGTTCACTGACCTCTTTCCGCTCCGCACGAGGTTCGCCGCGATATACGACAACCCCGAGGCGTACGGTTGCCGCGAGGGTTCGATCATCCGTACCACCGACACTTTCCCCGAGAAGGGCGACGTGCTATGGATCGCGGCGGTCACGGATAAGAAAAGCCGCGACATGAACGAGAGCGTGTTGATTAAAAAGCGAGACGGCAAGGTGATCAAAGACCCAACCGCCTTCGTCGATTTTCGCCTCCGCGACGACACTGGTGTGCCGATAATCGGGCGGATTGATCGGTTTGAGTTTGAGCCAATGGGACGCATTGCGCTCGAGCGCCTTCGACCTAACGAGGACTTTGTTTTGGTTCGTGGGGAGCGGATAAAAGGCTTCAGCATGATCAAGATTAAAAAGATCAAATGCCTCAATCGACCGGAGGCGCTCGATGCGTAAACGGGAACAAAGACTCTGGGATCGAATGCGCCAAGCGTTAAACGGGCGCGTAAGGCTCGAGCGAATTGAGAATGTAGTCTCGAATGGGACTGCGGATGTTTTTGCCCTAGCCAATGGAATAACAACCCCTATGGAGCTTAAAAGCGTCGAGGGCTTTCCGGTTCGCGCCGCGACGCGGGTACTTGGGGCGAGCGGGCTGAGTCAAGATCAGAAGAATTGGCACCACGAATGGCAACGTTGGGGCGGGCGCTCGCTGATCGTGATCTCGGTTGGGTCGCGGGAGTTGTTTGTTATCTCGGGAGGGGTGGCGGATAAAGTAAACGAGATGCCCGCGCACGAGTTGGCGGCGTTCGCTCTTGCGCGGGATTGGGACGGGCTAATCGTAATATTGGAAAGAAAATGAAAACAACTGGCATGACGCATCAAATCGAGGCGCTCCGCCGCATGAGCAATCGGGAGACGTTTGCCCTCTTCATGGAGCAAGGCACTGGCAAGACATGGACACTCCTCGCCGATAGCGAGCGCCTATACAGCGCGGGCAAGATTGACGCAATTTTCGTTATCGCCCCCAAAGGCGTTCACACCAATTGGGTTAAGCGGGAAATCCCCGCGCATATGGACGCGGCGGTTATCACGCGGGCTTGGCGCTCGGGAGCGGGTAAGCGGGAGATGAAGCGGATGGAGGAGTTGTTCCGCCCTCGGGAAATTGGAGAGGCGACTCCGTTGCGGGTGTTGTCGATGAATATTGATGCTGTGATGACGAAAGACGGGTATGCGTTTGCGCGGCGGTTTCTCTTGGCGACGCGGGCGATGTTTATTATTGACGAATCGTCGAGGATTAAAAACCCAGACACAGGGCGAACAAAGATCATCCTCAAGCTCCGCCCCCTTGCCGCATGCGCTCGGATCGCGACTGGCACGCCTATCACTAACGCTCCGGTGGACGTATTCTCGCAATTCGAGTTTCTCGAGAGCGGGTTGCTGGGCACGACGAGCTACAGGGCGTTTGTCGCGGAGTATGCGGAGTTGATGCATGCTAACCACCCCATGCTCCAGAGCCTCATCCGCCGCAACCCTCGCGCAGCGCAAGCCCAGATCATCCAGCGCAATCCTGACGGTTCGCCTCGGTGGAGGAATCTCGACAAGCTCCAAAAACTCCTCGAGCCGCATTCCTTCCGCGTGCTAAAGCGGGATTGTCTCGATCTACCGGAGAAAATCTACAAGACACACTTCTTTGATCTCAACTCGGATCAGGCTCGGGCGTACGCCTTAATGCGCGACGAGTTGCGGTTGGAGATTGGGGAGGAGGTCGTGACGGTGAAGGCGCTCGCCGCGCTCGTCAAGCTCCAGCAGATCACCTCCGGCTTTACAATTCCACCTGGGGGCGGCGATCCAGTCTATGTGTCCGAGAAAAATCCTCGGCTCGCGGCGCTACTCGATCTCGCAGAGGATTTGAACGGGCAATTTATCGTCTGGGCGCGATTCCGCGAGGAATTATTCACCGTCGCGGCGGCGCTCCGGAAGGCGGGCTTGCGCGTCGTGGAGTATCACGGCGGCGTCAATACCGCAGATCGAGAGATTGCTGTGGACTCGTTTCAGGCGGGCGAGGCGGACGTGTTTGTTGGCCAGCCGCAGAGCGGCGGCATCGGGCTAACCCTCACCCGCGCGGAGTCTGTTATCTACTACAGCAATGACTTTAATCTCGAGACACGCCTCCAATCCGAAGACCGCGCCCACCGCATCGGCACTCGGCATAACGTCGTGTATATTGACGTCATCGCCTCTGATACGATAGATGAGTCGATTGCTCGCGCTCTACAAAGGAAGTCAGACGTAGCAGCAAACGTCCTAGGCGGCCTCCGCACGCCGAATCTCAGCGATAATTAAACCTTAGAAAGGAGAACGAGTTATGAACAAAGTGTATGTACCCCAACAGCCGTCTCGGTTCGATTCCGCGACAAAGCTCTGGATCCCCACCATCAACGTCGATTCCGCTCGGGAGTACGGTGAAATCGTCGTCATGCTCCCGCCTAACGCCAACCGCCTCCATACCGCTCCGCTCGTCGCGGCACTCAAGGAGCAACTCGCCTCATTCACTCGCGACGATTACATCGTGGCGCTCGGCGACCCATCCCTCATCGCCGCCGCCGCGTGCATCGCAGCGTTAAAAACGGGCGGCAAGTTTAACATGCTGAAGTGGGATCGAATGACTAGCAACTACATCCCTGTGGAGATCGTAATATGAGCGAGTTGAAACGAGTTATTGACCTAGCAAACCTCCTCGTCGCCCAGCGTGCGAAGGTCGAGGGAATGACAAAGGATTTGACGGAGGAAAAGGCGAGCCTCCTCCGGCTAGAGACGGAAGACCTGCCCGAGTTGATGCGAGAGATCGGCATGAAATCGGTTACGCTGGAAGATGGTTCCAGCGTCGAGGTCGTCGAGGAGGTGGACTGCTCGATCTCGGAGGAGCGCCGCGCGGGTGCGCATGCGTGGTTGGTGGAGAATAATTTTGGCGGGTTGATCAAGACCGAGGTGGTGGTGGCTTTCGGGCGCGACGACTTCGACAACGCTCAGGCGCTCGCCGAGGAGCTGCGCGGCGAGGACTTAAACCCCACGCTTACCGAGCGCGTTCACCCCACCGCCCTCAAGAGCTTTGTAAAGGAGCAAATGTCCAAGGGCATCGCTATCCCCTTCGACCTCTTCGGCATCCACCCTTACTCTAAAGCCAAAATCAAGAAAGCGAAGTAATGCAAGGCGGGCGATCTGCGCTGCCCGATTTAAAAGCGCGGAATTACTATGGAGCCTATCATGGCCAATAAGCAAACTGAGAAAGGCAAGACTGAAGTTGCAATCCCCCAAACCGCCGCCCTCGCTATGCCCGCCCTCGATTTCGCGGCGGACGCGGGCGCAGGGATGGAGGGTACAAGCTCCGATTCGTTCGCAATCCCCTTCCTCGGCATTCTCCAAAAAGGCTCGCCGCAGGTAGACGAGGCGAGCGGAGCGTCGATTGAGGGCGCGAAGGCGGGCATGCTGTACGAGAACGTCACAGGCAAGATGTTCGACGGGAAGAAGGGCACCATTATCGTTCCATGCGCTTACCGCCGCGTGTTTCTCCGCTGGGCGCCAAAGTCCAACGATGGTGGCGGGTTTAAGGGCGAGTTAGCTCCCGAGGTCGTCGCGGAGATGCGCTCCAAAGGGCAAATTTCTGAGCTTGATGGGCGGTTGTACATTCCGCTCGACGATGGGACGGTGAACGACAAGAAGTGCGACTCGATCAAAGACACCCGCAACCATTACGTTTTGATCATTGACTCCGAGACGGGAGCTTGGAAAGAGGCGCTGCTGTCGCTGACTTCGACTCAGGTGAAGAAATCGAAGATGCTAATGTCGGCGCTCGCCTCGGTTAAAGTAAATGGCCCAAGCGGTATGTACACCCCTCCGACATTTGCCAATCTCGTCCGCCTCTCGACTATCCCCGAGAGCAACGACAAGGGCACTTGGTTTGGGGCGAAGTTTGAGTTGGCGGGTAACGTCGATCGCGCCGAGGTCTACTCGGCGGCTAAAGCCTTCCACGCCTCCGTCTCTAAGGGCGCTGTGGTAGCGAAATACGAAGAGGAAGCTGGCGGCTCTAACGAGGCTGCAGGCGGGTTCTAATCCTTTTCGCAGGTCTTCGGCTCGGGGTGCTACTAAAAACAGCGCCTTGAGCCGTTTTAACAATTCTCGGAGGCACTCGATGTGGATATATTCTATGGAGTTCTGGTTGTGCTGGGGGCTTTGGGTATTTCTTTGTTGTTGCTGGTTTGCGTTTGTGCCGCAGCGATTCTAATCAGTAGAGACCTTTAGACCAACTCGAAGTGTGGGTTGTCGTACTCGCCGCGCTCGTGCGGCGTTTCATTCATGTTCCAGTCGCCGCCCCAACGAAGTTTCACCCCAGCCTCCTTCGCCGCCGCGAACATCGCCTCAGCCACCAACTCGAACCGCTTCACGTCGCTCCAGTCGATTGGGTATGGGGCGAGGTCTACTGCGTGCCCATAGCCGTCAGGCTGAATGCCGTGTGTGCCGGAGGTCTGAACCCACGTGACCACTGGGCCAGCTTTGGTTCTCCCTTGCGCCCAAAGATCGTTTTGACGCTCCTGAGAGCGCACGCCCTCGAGCACAGTAAAGTCGCACGAGCTTAACTCCAGCGCTCGTTTTACGATTGCGACCAATTTTGGATGTACGCCCTTGAGGTTATTTAGCGAGCGATCGGAGAATGAGAACATTATTTAGCCCCTAGTTTTTTGACCCACTCGTAGCAGGTTTGGGCATAAGCGGCTGCCTCGTCTGCTCGGCGGGATTCGGTAAGAAGTAATTGCGTAAGCGAATCTGAAAGTTTGGCTCCGGCGGGCGGCTTAATAGGATTGGCGGAGGCGCTGGGGGCGGCGGGCATGGGGCAATTATCTGCGGCGGCGCGACTGTCGTACAACCCGCCAAGCTCAGAAGTAATGCGAAGATTATCAGCATAAACCTCGTCCAGCTTAGACTTGTATTCATTATGTGCTACCTCCAGTTCAGTTGCCAACCTGTTATTTTCCCTTTCCTGCTCCGTAGCGCGGCGAGTCGCCTCGGTTAGGGCGTTTGCGGCGTCAATTTGCATCTTCGAGATCGCGGAGGTGTACTTAGCCTCTTTGTAATCTGCCGTTATCCACCAAGCCGCGCCCGCGCCCACTAGGAAGGCGGCGACCGCCGCGAGGATCATCGTTCTAAGATCCAACATTGCTTAACCTCTTCCATTTATCATCCACCGTCGCAAACCCAATGTATGTGCCGACAACCGAGCCAACAAACAAATAAAACGGCATCGCAATTTGCCCGAGCGCCGCCGAATCTGTAATTGTAATCAAGAGCGGATAGACGACTCCCGCCACTGCGCACATCCAAGCCATGCGGCGGCGGTTTTTCCAGCGCTCCGAGTCGTTTAACACGTCTCTAGCCCCCTTTAATCTTATCCCATAGCAAAGTCGCCGCCGCGCCGATAATAAATAGCACGCCGCGATCTACCCAAACGCTCGTCTTCGTCGAGGCTGGCTCGAGTCTTTCGAGCGCCGTGATCCTAGCCTCTAAACGCTCAAGCGCCAAAAACATCCGCTCTTGCGCCGCCGCGACGTTAGCCTGACGCTCCTCGACTAGCGCCAGCTGGGTTATCGCGGCGGTCAGGTCGCGCATAACGCTTTTTATCTCGGACACGTCCGAGTGTAGCGAGGAAAGGCGCTCGGCTAGGATTGCAACATCTGCATTTTCCATTTTTTATCTGCTTAGGAAATAGTAGAGATTTGGATCCAAGTTAACGTCGCCTCATCCCATTGGTACTGTTCGCCATCATTAGGCATCGGGGTTGGGGCTTGCCACAAGCAAGAATCTTCATTAAGCACCCAGCTTGGATAATCTTTCGGCGGGATATAAGCATCACGGTTTAAGTCAAGCGTGTAGCCGATCCCAGCAAAATTCTTGCGCAATGGCGTACCACCGAGCAAGTGAACGCCGCCGCGAGTGTTGTAGCTGGTCTGGTAGAAAGCCTCGGGCGTGCCGAATAGTCCTGTGTCGATTACGTCTTGCTCAATAACTAAGACGCGCTCGACTGTGCCGATTCCGTCAATGAGGTTTGGTACATAGGCAAAGTGACTCATGCTGTGTATGTTCCCGTAGAGTTCCATTTAACGACGGTATAGAGTCCATCGACCGTAACGGTTGGGCTGCCTGTGACTTGGCCTGTGTAGAGGGTAGTGAGGATTCGCATCGTATCTGAGCCCGAACCGCCATTCCCGCCGCCGTATGAGCCTGGGTTATAAGTGCCACCACCACCGCCGCCGCCAGTATTTGCAGTGCCAGCTACACCAATGGAGTTGTTACCGCCATTTCCGCCGCCGCCGATGCCACCTGGGCCACCCGTGCCTCCGTATGCGCTTCCGCCGCCGCCGCCGCCGCCGCCTCCACCGTAATAGACGTTTGCGCCAGTAAGCGTACTTAAAATTCCATCGCCGCCTTTTGCGCCAATACTAGTAGCTGCTACGCCTACGGTATTTGCGCCTCCGCCGCCGCCACACCCCGCAGGGTTTGGAACATATCCGATGCCGCCATTATTCCCTTGACCTAGAATTCCAGTACCAGCGGCATTAGACCCATAGCTACCACCGCCTGAACCGCCATTACCACCCACAGCAGCGTACGATCCGTATCCTCCGCCTGTTGCGGTCAATGACCCAAAGGAAGAATTTGATCCAGAAGTGCCGCTTGTTATCGCTGCGCCACCGTTGCCGCCAGCTCCAATAGTGACAGCGTAAGTTGTGCCGGAAGTGAGAAGTAATGTTTTGGGTATAACACCGCCAGCACCACCACCACCGCCAAATCCACCACCACCGCCGCCGCCAGCGACCAAAAGGTTTTCGACTAAATACGTCAAACCTTGTTGCAAATCACGCGCCTTCCAAATCCCACTTGTAGTGTCTGCAGCTACAAGCGAAGTGCCGCTTGTTCGCGTAGCCATTAGGAAATATCCTCGTAAGAAGCAATGACTTCTATTTTGCTCGCTGCCGAGGCTGTCAGGCGCAGCGAATCGCCCTCTTCAAGGTAGAGTGATTTACCAAGGACATCGAGCGTAGCTTTTGCGGGGATCGAAACCGTTGCGATAAAGCGATAAGCCACCGATGAGCGAAATAGGTCTACGGTCAAATTGTAGGCTGTCGTTGCGTCAACGTTGCCAGCCAGCAGCGCGTTAACTTTTAAAACCTTTCCGCTTGCTGCTGAATTTGTAATGATTGCAGTCGGAGATACCCCAACAAGCTGTACTGCCGTTTTACCAAAAATTGCTGCGACGTTAACTATGTTTGGTGCGGACATTTTAACCTCCAAAAATCATTGCTAGGGCGGCGACTTTGCCAGTTGAGACTCCGGACGAAATCCACTTTGTAGAAACCCCAGGCACTTCAGCTGCAACATTAGAAACGCTCGCAGTCAAGATCCAGACTTTGCCATCAGAAGACACCGACGCAGGAATCTCTAATGCCCCTGTAAGGGTAGACCACTCACCCTTAAAGTTAGCCGCGCCTGTCGCTGCTAAAGCTGCGCTTTCTGCGCTCGTGGCATCCGCCGCCGCGCTCGCTGCGTTGTCATTAACATCGACCGCGAGCGCGTTTGCTTCTGTCCCAAAGGTTTGGAGAGCCGCGACGAATTCAAATGCTTTGGAGTTAAACACCGCCGTAGAATCGGTGGGCAGCGGAGCGTCTGGGAGCGGAGTAATCGCCATTATGTCAATCCCTCAATGTCAAGCTCGCAATCCGCGTGCTCTGGGTAGTTTATAAGAATATCAAAGTTTTTGTAAAAGCCATAAATGGTCATCGCCTCGTACTCTGCACTTCCAATCCACAAACATACCGTGGCTCGTACCGAGGTGAGGAAATTTTGGAGAGAGTCTACCTCCGCCTTGTCCACTAGCATGCCGAAACTAGCACGCTTGGCGAAGGCGCGTTGGACGAGAATCGTGTCCCCAAAATCATTTGTCTCTTTCCGAGAGTAATCCTGTATGCCGACGCGAGCGCCGTATTTGACCCCGAGACCGAAGGCGCGTTGCTGCCCAATTAAAAGGGCGGCGACCGAGAGCGCCGCGCCGCCAATAAACTCAACCTCAAGGATGCAATCGGTATAAGATGGTAGATCGGTTTTGATTACCTGCGTTTGCGCGAGGCGAGCGCTGTAAAAGAAACTCCACCAATCGGGCGCAGTTGGGAGCGGGTTGAAGTCGATCGTCTCCGAATAAACCAACCCTGGGCTGCCAGTGTATGGGCTATAGAGCTTAATGTTTACTTCAGTTGCGTTTTGCACGTTCAGCGCTGCGACCGCGTTAATGGCTTGCCCAGGTTCAATTCTATATGTAATGTTTGTTGCCTGAGTGGTTGCGCTAGTCAGAGAGCTGTCAAACAACTTCCAGCGGTTCGTCGGAGAGACCTCGATCCACCATAGAGGTTCTGTAACGGGGTTTTTGTTTGTGTTTGCTGCTTGGAGGCTTTGATACACTTTATGAGTCGAGGTCAAAATCACTCGGGCATTTAAGGCGTAAGTCGTGGCGCCTGACCAAGCCGCGTAATCGGTCTCTGGGACGTTAGTGCTCAGGATCATTGCCTGAGTAATCTCGATTGGGCTTACAACAATGAGTGCATTTACATCGGTGCTCATACAGTTTCCACCCTAGTCTCCGGCAACCCATCCCCATCCCAACGCTCAAACACCCGCGTCATACGCAGGTTAAGCGCGGCGATCGAGCGAGCCTGTACCTTGTTATCATCGCGGAGCGAACGCAGCTCCTGCACAACCTCCGAGCCTCCCGAGCCGCCGAGAAGGGCGGCGGTTTGCGCGGCGGTATATACCATGCCTGGGTTTGAGAAGTTTATCATCTCTGGGCCATCTTCTCCCACCATCGCCAGCCCGCCCGAGTAATAACCCCCGAGCGCAAAGCCGCGAGCCTCTGGGCTGTTTTGGATGCCTTCGCGGATTTGATCAATGGATAGCCCTGAATTGTTCCATGCGTCTAACCCGCCTTGCTCGGCGGAGCGTCCGAGGATTTCTTGGTACAGACCATTGATCTGGCCAGACCTCCCTGAATCGGGAGCGGAGGATCCACCACCGCCTCCTCCGCCTCCGCTGCTGCCCTGCATCCTTGCTGCGTCGATCGCCGCGCCCAAAGCGGACATAGCGCTCGCAACCGTTAAGGTCGAGCTATTGACGTTGCGCAGTTCGTTTATCTGCGTTTGCGCGTAGATGAGTTGTTGTTCGTAATACGCATTCGTCATCTCCGCTTGGAGCGTAAACTCCTCAACCTGCTGTAGCGCGACCTCGAGTTGCAACTCCGCAGTCGTCTTTTGTTCCTCGGCAACAAGCCTCAAATCCGTAAGTTGCGCCGCGAGACGCATCTGCGCGAGCTTTTGCTCATAGGCTGATGCGTAATTTGCCGAGTCCATTTCGGCGCGTACTGCCGAGACTGCGCCCTCTAGCTCGGCTTGATCGGGAAGGTATCCTGTGAGGCGGGCTGTTTCGATCGCGGTTTGAATAAACGCCGCGCCCTCGGCGGCGGATTTCGCTGCGGTCACCGATCCCGTTAACTCATCAATCTGCGAAGTAAGATAATCAAAAATCGAGCTCAGAGCGTCTACGTTCTCCCGCGCAACCTCCGCCTGAGCTTGAGCGATAACTTTTTGTTTCTGAATCCTATCAAGCGCATCCTTTTGCTCGGCGGCAATCGCCGTTTGGAGGTCTTGGTACGCCGCATCGACAAGCGAGGCCAAAGAGTTTTTCAGGTTGCTGAAGGCGGGCGCGAGCTTAATAAGGTTTGCGAACAGGGTATCATCTCCCGCCGCCCGCGCCGCCTCGACGAGCGAGCGGAATTGCGCGTTTGTGGAGGGCATCTGAAGCCCGAGTTGGTCAAACACCTTCCCGAGGTTTTCGGTCGTCTCGGTTGCCCGCTCTTGTGCGCTGTAAAAATTTTGGTAATAAGCGTCTGTCGCTGCAACAAACTTATCCATCCCGCCGAAAGCCTCCGCGAGGCGGCTTGCCGCGTCCGCGCCTGACGCGGAGGTATCGTAGAGGGCTATGTTAAGGATGCCAAGCGTATCGTTCGCAACCTTTAAGCTCGAGCCGAGCCGCGCGAGAGTATCGACGAATTGCTCTCCGTCTCGCTGATACGCGGCGATCTCTCCGGCGGCGAACGTGGCCAAGCCGTTTGCGTACGCTTTGACTGATTCGTCGATCGCTTTCTTTGCGTCCTCTGGGGAAAGCCCCTCGAGACTGCGCTGGACTTCTTGCGTGTACTGGGTCAGGTCGCGTGCGGGCAACTGGAGTATGTCTGTGTATTGCTTGATCGAGAGGGCGACTGCGCCCACTGAAACGTCAATGTATTTTTGCACATTAGCATCAACATCTTTTAGTTCTGTGCCTTTTGATCCTCCGCTAATAAAGCCGCCCTTTTTGCTCCAATCTTCGTACTGCTTGACTGTGGTGGCCATTGAGTTAAAGGTAATCTTCAGGCCAGTGTCGTCGATTACTTTTTTGCCCGTCCCAAACGCGGCATTCGCCAACCCGCCAACCACGCCGCCGATCGCCGCGCCGAGTGGCCCACCAACCGCGAAACCAATTGCCGTTCCAACCCCAGTAGCAATCATTGGGTCTGTGCCGCCGATGCCCTTTCCGTCGGAGATTAAATTGCCGAGCATAAGGCCAGCGCCAACTCCAGCAAGCGCTGAAGCTGCTGATCCGATTGCTGTGGCGGATTGAGCTAAAGCGACGCCAGCTGCTTCTGTTGCGCTGCCAACCGCTGCGCCGCTAATCATTGATCCTGCGGTCTCTGCCACAAACTGCGTCACGGTTGTGCCAAGTGCAGCAAAGCCGCCTGTCACCATTTGGTAGGCGCTCTTTAAGGTGCTTGCCATGCCCATCAAACCCATCGTGCCACCAACAGTGCCGCCGCCCGACGCATCCGCTGCTGCCGCGCCCCCAGCCATCCCAGCAGAAGTAAACCCGCCAACCAAGCCAGTAATAATCGGCTGTAGCATCGGGCGCAGGATCATCGTCTTGAACATCTTGATGAGGAAATCTTTTGCGTTAACGCCGCCCTCCATTAACGCATCAGTTAAGGATTGCCCGATCTGATTGTTAATCTGCTTGACTTCATCCGCGTACTTTTCCTCCGCTTTAAGGCGATCCGCAATCGCTTTCTCGTCAATTTTCTTACGATCGTTGACGAGCTTTGTCATCTGCTCTTTTTCAATAGTTGCGTAGATGACTGCCTCTGAGTATTTCTTCCACTCCTCAGTGCCCTCTTTGATTCCAAGGCTAAGTAATTTTTGCAAAGCAATCGAAGTCTCTTTTTCAACGTTGCTCATCGTCAGAGCTTCAGTTTCAAATTTGATCGCAGCAACAAGTTGATCTGCTTTCTCGATTACTTTGTCGTAAGCGCCCGCCTCTTGCTTTTTATAATTAAGAAACGCCTCTGCATCTTTCTTCGCGACTGCTGCGGCGGCTGCGGCGGCGGCGGCTCTAGCGGCGGCTTGAGGGTCAGTAACCAAAGCGGTTTGACGCTGAAGCTCTTTTAGCTCGGCGGCATTTTTTCGCGCATTGAGCACCTTCTCAGTAAACGCCTCGATGTCCTCGCGAGCCTTCGCCGCGTCGATCTTCATCTGCGCACCAATTGCCGAGAAGGCGGAGAAATCTAGCGTCGCCAACGCCCCAATCTGCCTAGCAATGCCCTCGATTTCAAGATAGGTCTGTTTTAACACATACACCGTATTCGCCACGACGACGATCACAGCCTCAAACGCTATCGCAATCCCATCCACAATAATGCTAAGGTTGCCTCCCGTTCGCTGAGACTCCGCGAATTCATCTGCTAGCACCTGAAGGATTGGTAGCAATCCCTCGGCGAGTTGCATAGTAGCGCCCTTCGCAGCCAACGCCACCTCAGCGAGCTTGTCATTAAAGTCGTCTGCCGCTTTGACTAGCTCTGGGCTAACCTTAGAGAGCGCAGCGCCCTTATCGACCATCTGCTGAATTCTCTCTCCGCCCTCCGCAAGCAAAGGCGCGGCAGATTGCCAACTCTTCCCGAGCGCCTCCGCCGCGAATGCCGCCCGCAGCTGTGGGTCTTCGATCTTAACGAACATGTCCGAGAGTTGCTTGAAAGCCTCGAGTGGATCTTTGGCGGTAACGCCGATCAACTTAAATTTTTCAGCGTCCTGCCCCATCTGGACAGACAACTTATTTATCGACTGCGCTATGCCGTCGAGATCGCCGCCGGACTGCTTCGCGGCAAGCTCCAAGCCCGCGAGATTCTCAACTGTGATTCCAGTCGCCTTGTTAAGATCATTGAGCTTATCGGCGGCATTGATTGCGCCAGTGACTAACGTCGCAAACGCGCCAATCGAAAGCCCTACGCCAAGAGTTGCTAATGCGCTCTGAGCGGAGGAAACGCTTTTCTGTATTGACGACATAGCGCCATCTACTGTTTTGCGTGCAGAGGCCATGTCCTTTTCTAGCCGGACAAGGTTTGCTGCCATCTCGATTGTTAGCGTGCCAACGTTGGTGCTCATTTGCGCCTTGCCTGAATTAGAGCTTTGAAGGTGTTACTGATTTTACTTCCAACAACGTCGCGATCAAATTCCTTCACCACCTCACCATAAGGCGGAGGACACTCCTCTTTTTCGCTTTCTCGAGACTGAGACAGATACGCCCTTGACATTTCCCGAATCGCAGTAAACTCCCATGGCGACAATTCTATCGCTAACCCCTCCCGCCAAGCCGCGATCTCCGCCGCCAATAAAACCACCCCACCCATCGCTCCCGCGCTAACTAGCCCGAGGTCTTGCCAATAGCCAACTAAGTACGCCGCCTCTCCAACCTCCGGCATTAAGGGTGTACCGCCGTTTCTTTCGATCTTCTGCCCTCTAGTCAGGGTTTGCTCCGAATCGCTTGCCTTGGCTGTTTTAACACCTTTAAATGCTGGCGTAGAATGGAACCACGCCAGCTGCCGTGCGTACAGGATTAAATCGTGGAGGGCGTTTTGGTAAAATTTGACCAATCGCTAATTGCTTTGTTCACTTGCTCGGAAATAAACCCAATTGAGGTGTCCATGTAAGCCGCGCGGAACATCTCAATGCCGGAGAGGTCTTTGTAAACAAAGTTGTTGAACGAGACGGTACAGGCGGCAAGAAAATCCGCATCCATCTCGCGCTGCTCTTCGTCTTTAACTTTCTTGCCGCCCTTTCGGACATACTCAAGAAGGGCGCGGTTGCGGGTTGATTGGGCTTTCTGAAATTGTTTTGAGCCTGGGCCATAAACAGTAATCGAGATCGCCTCTCCATCCTCTCCCTTCAGTGAATCTCCGTCTGGGCTTTCTAGCTTAACAATTGAGGTGGGGTTTACCGCAAGGTTTGAAATATCAAATGTTTTGTTCATAATTTGAACATCCTTTTCGCTGGGGATAAATAAAGTGCCCGTGCTACTCGCGCCCAGCCCCAGCGAAGGAGCGGCGGCGCGAGTAGTCGGTGCTTGGTACGTCTTTCGGGTCAATTAAGCGGAGAGCGATTCAACCACACCAACCCCAGCGCTCGTCGTGGTCAATTCCAACGAGGCTGTAGCTGTGGTGATTTGATCCACGCCGCCAATACCAACCTTCCATGACATCACTTTCGCCTGAAAGTAATACTTGTCGCCGTTCTGGGTCGTGACCAAGAAGGAGTAATTTGCGTCACTCAGGCTGGCTGTTTTCATGAGAATCTGGCCAGCGTCGTCGGTATCTAGCCCGAGCGATAATGACATTTGACCCTCGTTGAACGAGCCTTTGAATTTTTGCGTGCCGCGCGATCCTACAGGCATGTGGGTAACGACTGCAAACTCGCGACCAAATTCACCAAAGTCTGTAATCTCCCCCACAGCAGCGGGAACAGGCGAGGCGGTAAACAAGGTGTTGTAGCCAGCGGCATCGAATGTCGCGGGAGCTGATGCTGAAACTCGCAGAGTTGTCCCTGCGGAGGTGCGGACTGTCATGATAATTTCCTTTCAAAAAAAGCGCCCGCAGGGTGCAGGCAACCGAAAGATCGCCGGAACATCCGACAATCTAACTCCTTCGCGAGGCGGCTATTCATACCACCTCAACATGTAATCAGCGGGCTGGATCCAAAATCCCGCCTCATTGTCCTTTTCCATTGGCCAAAGCGTTTCCAAACGGCAACTCATAACTCTTTTCCCAGCAACAATTGAATTATGCCTAAAGTCTAACAATGTACGGAGCGCACTGTGAATCTCCTTGACCTTTGGGATGTCCTTGGCTAACACGTTAAATTGTATCCTTGCCGTGGCCAATTGTGCGCTCGAAGCATACGCAACAATCGGGGTTGGCGTGGAGCTAACAATGTCGTAAACAATCGCTGGCACAGCCGTATTTTGCGGAAGTTGGGAGAGAGCGCTCCGAGTACCAACCAAGCTCAAGATCAAGGCATCGGCGAGGAGCGCGGCTACAATAATTTCGGGGTTCATAATTTGGCGCCTTGTTTGTCGATTCTCTTTTTCATATACGCTGCCATTACCTTAACCGCCCCATCCCAATTTTGATCATACGCTGGGCGCATAAATGGCTTGGGCTTACTGCCTGGGTGATCAATGACCTCTTTTGCTAGCCCTGCAAAAAACAAACTTTTCCTTTTTATTGGCTTAATGAAATGCCGCCGCGTCCCAAACTCTACCATGTGCGCATAAAAGGCGGTTTTGTATTTCTTGACGCCATTTGGGTTGATCTCGAATATTGGCTCATTCTTAATCGGGCGACCTTTAGAGTTATAGACTTTGTCGCGACTTCCTGCAGTAACAATGCTATAAATTGTGCCTGTTGGATCTTTTCCTCCGCTCATCCTGACAGAATTTCGCAGTTGATTTGATCGCTTTGGGACGCTGACCCGCGCCGCGTCGAGGAAGACCTTGCTGCCGGCGCGAAGACCGCCGCGAAGGATGTTTGCCTCGAGCTTAACAGGGAAACTTTGAAGGACTTTATGAAGCTCGGCTAATCCTTTGATTTGTATTGCGCTACTGGCCATCAGCTGAACCCTCCACACAGTCAAAGGTAATCGCTTTGTTGCCCTCTTCGATGTTTATTGAGGCTGTGATATTAAAGATGCGAGACCCAAACACGATTCGCCAAGCGTCCACAGTCTTCGGAGGTAAAAGAGCCGCGCTATAGCGCACGCTTACTGTATGGCTTAAATCCGAACCAATCGCAAATGCGCGGAGTTTTTCCCGCCCACCTATCGGGCGAACGTAAGCCCAGACCTCGGCAACCTCGATCCAGCTGTCGATCTCCTGCCCATAGGCATCTTTCGTCGCGGAGCGGCGCTGAATCGTTACACGCTGGTTCATTTGCCCAATTCGCATTACATCCCCATCTTAATTCGGTATGGCGTCATAAGGTGAATCGCTCCGAGCGGGAGCGTAACGACTTGGTTTGCGTATGCGACCGCCTCGCGGTTTTCATACAAATGCCCGAGCATTAAAAGCATTGCCGCGCGGATAGCCTTTGGGAGCGGATAGGGGTTGGGGGAGTCGCCATCAGTATGCCCCGCCGAAAAAGTAACAATCACGGAGTTTGGCGTGGAGGCGGTTTGAGGCCAAGTTTCCTTGGGGAAAAGTCTCGCGGGCTTTTCGTAATTATCCAAAATATATTTGGAGTAAGAAAGGGTTTGCGGGATGCCGTTGACGTCGGTATAAACCACGCTAACGACTCCCGTAACAGGCCATATTCCGAGCGCCAGCGCTTGGTCGTCAAACCCGTCATAGGCGGCGGAGTAAGTCTGCTGGACGACTGCTGTGCTCATGTAATTCTCCGCATCCTCCCGAACCGCCGTGATAAGAGAATCGATAAGTGCGTCGTCGGGATGGCTTGGGGGCGAGCCTAAGGCATCGAGCCGGAGGTGAAGCCGAGCCTCCTCGAGCGAAATTAGCTCGAGCGACACATCATTTTGAGGCAATATTGACTTTGGCTTCTTCATTCCATTCCCTTTCAGCCACTGCACTTGTTAAAACATGTTAGGCGCTTAAATCTCGCTGGGTTGGTACTTACCTATCACTTAACCCTTTCAAACGCCAGCCACGTGTCTTTTACGTGTTGAATTTTAGCCCCTGCCGCGCATAAGTCATTTAGCGTTTGCGTTACCTCGACGACAGGCAAGCAATTATCATCGTGAAAGATGATTATGCCCCCAGATTTGATGATCTGCTTGGCGAGCGCATAATCGTTTTCTACTCCGAGGCGGGAGTGATCTGCGTCGATGAAAATGGCGTCTGCCTTCGGGAGGTCTTCGGCGGTTAGCTCGAACGTGCCGCGAGCGCGGACGATTACGCTGAACCTTGGATCTCCGAGCGCCAACTCCCCCGCGATCTGCGGCACTTCGGAGCGCTGAACGCGCATAATGGTTCTGTAATCGTGGCCAACGTCTACCCCAACATAACTCTCGATGCCCTCGATGTTTCGGAGCGCCGCGACCGCGTTGCGCCCCGTATTGACGCCAAACTCAATAATGGTTTTCGGCTTTACTGATTCAAACAAACAAAGGAGCGCCTCTAGCTCCCCCTCGTTGAAATACCTTTTGGGCAGCCCGCTCGTATCGTACTCACGCGGTTTAAGTGCAATGGATTTGCGTTGTCTAATCAGTTCCATTTATAAAGCTCCGAAGGCGTGGGAGGTAAGCCTCAATGTTAATCGTTTTATTGCAAGAATGCGCTTTGGAAAAGCACTCGCATGGCTCGTTTGGCTCGATAAAAAAATCTGTCTTTGCGCCGTGAGAATAAAAGCGGGCGGACTCGTGACCGCCAAAAACCGCAACGACTCGAGCGCCCACTGCTTGGGCAAGGATAAGCGCAAACCCCGCCGAGCAAAACACCGCTCCGCTCATACGCATCAGCGCGGTAATTATCTCCACGCCTAGCTCGCCAGCGTGATACTCTACATCCGCCTCGATCTCCTCGCTCACAATCCATTCGACTTGTGGCTCTAGGTCAGCAATAGACACGACAAAAAAATTTTTTCTTATCGAGCGTAGCAACTCGCCGTAAGCCCTTGGGTCAGGATTCCGCGCCGCGCATCCCGCCCACTCTACCCGCTCGACGAGAGGTCGATAAATCAAAATTGGCTTAGTCGTGCGCCAACTAGCAATAAGTCGCGCAGCCTCCTCAAGCCATTCAAATTTAATTGTGAGGGAAAATTCCGTTTTAGGCAACCCCGCCTCCGCGCACATCGCGCCGAGAAATGATCCTGTTTTCCGAACCTGATCCTGAGAGTACCAAATCCGAACCTCTCGCGAAAAGGATTGTGGGCGAGATGGGCTGTATTGAGAAAATTCTCGTTTAGAGTTTTTGCGTTGGGTTCTGAGGTTGGTTTCGCTCGGGAGGAGGCGAAGACCTTGGGAGGCGAGATCATGGTAGACGGATGGCCAAGGAGTTTTAAGCCAAACCTCGAAATTCGCCATAAACTGCCGGACAACGGAGCGCTGGTGGAGGTTATCGCCTAGCCCTTGCATCCCTAAAACGAGTAGTGTGGGCTTTGCGCGTGGGCGCTCGGATAGGCTCGCCGCCGCGACCTCGATGGGGGCGCGATCGAAACATGTGAGCGCGGTTTCGCGGCTAGAATTTATAACACGAACACCGTCGCGGGCAAGGTCTTTCGCGAGGGCGGGAAAACGGGCTTGCCATAAGTCAAATGGTTGACGGTTTGTTAACCCATTTTTATGCTGGCCAAACCAATGTGCTTCCTTTCCAAGCGGTTGCGAGCAATCGAACCCAAGCAATACGATCGTCTTCGCGCCCCATAGGTATGCGAGATTGACCGCTTGGTATCCGCTATTGCCCCCTTGATGGATCGCGCCGTAGCGCCCCAACCCAGGCTTGTTCTCGCTACTGATTCGATTTAATCCGTATTTTTTTGCCGCGCCTTCGTCTTGCGTCCAGCGCTCGCCTTTGAAATCGGCTTTGACTCGCTCGGAGTGGACTCGCCACCAGTCTCCGTCGCAAGCATAGACGACCTCAGCGAAGGGCGCTCGGCGGTAGCTGTCGTTGACAGCGATGGTGCGCCATCCTTGTCGCTCGACAACAGCGCAATCGGCTTCGGTAAGGCTTGGTCCACTGGCGATAATTGCGACAACTCGCCCCCACCACCGCCCAGCGCTTCGGTCGATTGGGTTTCTTTGGCGGTTGTCGGCTTGGGGTTTACGGGCGCGACCAAGCCGAGCATTTCCATTTCCTCCGCGAGCTGAATCGGGAGGCGGAGGCGTTGCTTGCGGGAAACCGCTCCGATGCGCGTATCCGAAAAGTGCGCAAGCGAAATTACATCAACAACTTCTGTCATGGTCTTTCTTCCCATCGTGTTCTGAAGATTCCGGTAGCCGTAGCACCGTCAGTATTTTGCATTGAAATGTAAAATGTACTAGGTGCAAATCCTTGCGGGCTTGCATCGGTAATATGCTCACCACTTGCTTTGTTTGCGTTTGCGCCAGAATAAAGTTTATACAAGTCAACAACTGTGCCGCCAGCATGTGCGCCGCCTGTTTGCATGGTAACCTGCGGGGTATAGCCTGACGCGGTTGTCATAGAGTTTGCAGCAATAATTGGCAAGTTTGTTGCCCAAGCGCCTGATGCTGTGCCGCCTACTCGCAGCTCTACGCGCAGCTCTGCCAATTCAAGCTCAAATTGCAGCATTTGAACGATCGTATTGATTGGGGAAATTACGCGAATAACCCTAGTTGTTTCTGTCGGTATGCTGTACTCGTAAAATGTACGAAACTCGCGTCCTGCAAAGAATCCCGTTTGCCCTACGTCCACACGGATGCGAGAGTATTCTCCATCGTCGTCGGTCATTAATTTGGCTGGTGGATACGCCTCCACCCGCTCGGCATGCCGTCCGCCGCCGATGTCGGTGAATTGGCGAAATGCATTTTGCGGAGCTTCAAAAACAATATCCATTTCTATCGCCTCAAAAACGGGAGAGGCGAACCCCTCCCGTTTAACTTCGGTTACAGCGAGCCAGCGATAAAGCTTGCTGGGCGGAACACTGTCAGAGCAAGGCGCTCTTCAGCCAACAACGTGGCCATGTTCTTTTTGAAGTTGTCGCCGTCTTCGTAGCTGATCTGGACAGCCGCGTCCATACGATCCCAGATAGACGCGCCCATTATGAACGCGCCCGACAGGAACGTGCCCTGTGCGATCGAGTTCGTAACGACAACGCGGCGACCCCACAAGCGTGGGCCAAGGGCGTTGATTGGCCCCATGTCGTCAGCGAAGATGTACTCGCCAGTCGTGGTCTTCAGCAACTCGATGGCTTCCCAATCCTCTGGGTTTAACACAAACGCGTCAATCGGGTACTCGGCCAAAGCGGCTTGAGTAATCGACTTGCGCAGTGTGTCGAGAGCGGTGTCGCCTGTAGCGGTGCGGTTGTACGCAACGTGGTTGCCAGCCTTCAAGATGCCGCCGATATTGCCGGAAGCACCTGTGCCGTTTAACAACTGATCTTCCTCTTCGAGCTTCAAGCCGTAAGTCAAACGGCCATTCACATAGCTTTGCAGCTGAGGAGCGTCGTCCAGCACCTGACGCGAGACGGGAATAAAGTGAGCCAACGTCACAACTGGGGCATTCTCCAGCGTGAAGGTGATTCCTGATTCCGGCTTGGTGACGTTTTCGCGAGCCGGAGAGGCATACTGTGGCCCAGCGTTGTTTGTGAAGACGTTTTCGCGAGTAAACTGGATCAGGTTGCTGGTTGTGCGACCGATAGGCAACATATCACGAATCGTCAAGACGCGGTTTGGATTCGCTACAATCCCTGGGACACGCATATCGCTAACGAGAGGCTGGTTTTGGCCAGCGGCATTAACAATAGCTGTTTTCAGTTCAATACGAGCGAATTTTGAGCGCCCAGCGACCATGGCTTGAAAAGCGTCTGATTTAATCAGCAAATCGCCTGCACTCTCGGCTTGTTTCTCGCGACCCTCTTCAGCGCCAGCCGCGAGTTTACGCTCCAACTCAATGCATTTTTCGCTCAAATCGGCGGCGGTGGTGCTTAGCTTTTCGATCGCTGACCTGGTCTCGACTGACAACGCGGCATTGGCTTGGATCTCGCCATTCGCCTTCTCCATAAAGCTCTTCATCTCCCGAGTCGATTCGAGGAGTTTGCCTTGCGTTTCCGCCAAGCTTTTGATTTCTTGAATTTGGTCCATTGTATTTCCTTAAAGGTTACGGGCTGATTTTAAATTCGCAGCGATTAGGCGCTGCAATTCCTCCGGCACTTCTAGCGTCTCGGAGTCGCTCCGATCCATAATGCGCTTTAGGCGGCTTGCCGAAGCCGTTGCCAAGCGTTTTGAGAAACCTCCTGCCTCTCGCAAGAAATCCTCGAAATCTTTTAATGTGGTAATTTCCTCGAGCGCTGATTTTACGCTGGCGAGATCAACGCGGGCGGAATCATCTGCTGGAAAAGTAACCACCGAAACTTCTGCCAACTCAGAGATATTTTTAATCAGGCGAACATACCCATCAGGCTTTTCAATGTACTCCACATCGTCAGGCGACAAACGATACCCAATGCTTAACCCATCAATCGTCTCGTGCTGGAGGGCTGCCTTAACCATTTCAGACTCTGGGTTGTTAGGGGTCAATTCCCCATCAATAAGCAACCCAACGTCGTCCTCGGCGAGCTTTACCCACTTCCCAATTGGCAGCTCCCAAGAGCGATGATTGAGAAACATTTTTGGCATTCTTGCTTCGCCGCGCCCAATCGCCTCAATCACATTTTTATACGCCCCAGCAACAATCATGTCGCCATACGAATCCACGCCACCAAAGGTCGAGGCGTATCCAGTAAATATGCCGGAGCTTTCGCCCGAGGCAAATTTAATTCCGCAACTATTGAGCTGTAGGTGCTTGCGTTTGATCATTTCCATTCCCTCTGGCATTTAATTGCGCCCCAAGTTTATCTAATGGCGCAAGATTGGTCTGCGCCGTTAATGTGTCCGCGCCATCCATCCGTGGAAGGCTCTCGAGTTGACGCCATTCGTTGCGCGTCATTAATCCATTTTGCACAGCCTTTGATCCCGCGTCGAGGCGCGTTGTAAGAGAGCCGCGAAGCAATGCGTCCAGCGAAAACTCCGCCGCGTATTTCTCGCGTTGGCGTGGCGTAAAAATGCGGCGCTCGATCGCTTGATCCAACGATTCGATAAGCGGGCGAAGGCGAAACTTGTAAAACCCCTCGATCAGTTGCTCGATGCCTGTGCCCCACGCGGTGGTGTTTGACATGTCATTAATCAACGCGCTCGGAATCCCAAACCAACGCGCAATATCCTCGACCGAAAACCGCCGCGTATCAAGCAACTGGAGATCGGCGGGAGTCATATTCAGCGGCTCGAATTTCGCGCCAGCCTCGAGCACTAGCAGATCATCATCGCTACCCTCGACTAATCCCCTAAAGCTCTCGCGAATCTGCGTGCGCTGCTCTTCTTTTAGAGTTTTGTCGATCATAAACACACCTGGGCGTTTCCCAGATTTTTGAAATGTATTCTCTGTATGGTTTTGCGCGGAGATTGCGACACCAACGCTAGAGCGCATGTAATCGAGCCGCGACATCCCTACGATTCCGTTGCCTTTATCGCGCCAATGGAAAATACTTTTTTCATCATATACAACGATTTGCCCTTCATAGCTGTATTTGTATATGACCGAGCGATCTACAAGAACATCCACCTCAATCTGATCAGAGGAGAGTGGCCACATCTCAATTACTTCGCCCGCGCTATTTTTAATCAGACGAGCGTAAGCGTTGCCGCGAAGGAGGAAATTCATGCACATAAACTGCCAAAATTCCATCGGCGTATGACGACGATTTGGCGAGTTATGAAGCAAATTCCATAGCGGCGTATCTCGCGCAAGAACCTTGTTTCCATTAGCGTCGTTGGCACGCTCATACACGAAAAGCGGGAGCGAGGCGATATTGTCTGTGATAAGCTCTACTGCGCCCCAAACCGAGGAGATTTGCAGCGCTCCGTCGATCCCGTAATTTTTATTTGAGTCGAAGACTCGAGTAAACGGCTCGCCGTATTGGATGCCAGCTTGTTGGCCAGTTGACCCAACATTTCCGAACCATCGACGCAACGATTGAAAGAGTGTTGCCATAGAGTTAACGCGCCATTGAAATCGGTTTGTTTAAAAAGCCATCCAAATCACCTTCGTCTTCGGGAGATTTCCCTGAAGCCGCGCCAATTGCCATTGCTAAAGCGACAGCCCCATCGATGCGTCCGGTAGACTTTGCTTTGTTGAGTTTACGATTTCCCGCCGCATCGCGCTCGACGCGAGCATTTGCCATGCACATCGTCAAGACGGGGTTAGCTCCGTGCGCCATTTGCTCATTCAGCAGAATAGTCTCGAGGGAATCTACTGCCGGAGCCATGTCTTTGAACCCCTGACCAAATGGAATTAGTGGTAATTCTGCCCCAATTTTGGTCAATTCTTTCTGAAGCAAATCAAATCGCCAGCGATCAAATGCGACCGCGACGACGTTGCAATCAGCTAAAGTGTCGGCAATTTCCTGCGCCACAGGCTCGTAATCGACCGAGGCGCCAAGAATCGTCCTGATAAACCCCTCGCTTTCCCACACGTCATAGGGCGCTCGATCCCTTTTTGCCCGCTCCTTTAGCCCTTTCTCTGGCGTCCAGAAGTACATCGCCACGTGCCAAACGGAATCCCTCTGCGCAATCATCGCCATCGCCGTCAAATCCGTCTTCGACGACAAATCTATCCCAACAAAAACCTCCTCCTCATAAAACACGCTCATGTCCGGCTCGGCGCTGTTCGCGATCCAAACGCCGCGAGAAATAAACGGAGCAACCATCTCCACCCGCTGGTTTAGCACGAGATTCCGAAACGTGGGCTCAAAGCTCGGCATCCGCAAGGCGCGATCCGCTTGTTCCTCCACATCCCGAAGGCTGCGAAACTTCCCCAGCGCAGGGTTAGCTGCCTTCCACGCCGCGCGATCGTCTAGGGCGCAGGATTTATCCGCCTCGTAAACGTGGCAAACAATCCTCGGATCGCACGAGGTCTTTGCGTCGTCAAGCCAAATCGAGAACAAATCGTTGTCGTGGGGTGCTTGGGTAGAGATTGCGAGGAGGAGAGCATTGTCGTATGCGCCTTGAGAGGTGGTGATGGCGTCCACGAAATCGCTCGTTGGGCCACGCACCTGCCCCACTTCGTCGAGAATCGCCAGCACTGGCGACTTCCCATGCGCCGTTTTCCCCTCGGCGGAGATGGCTTGGTATTCGACGTTGCGCACGAGACCGTGAATTTTTTTGGAGCTGGGGATAACCCTCGACACCCGCCGCAGCGCGGCGGAGAGCGCGATCATTTTGCTCGCGTAGTTGTAGACCTCGGCGGCTTGCTCCTTCGACATCGCTCCGGAGATAATGCGGCTATTGGCGAGCGCCTCTGGGCCAACAATATGCGCGAGGAGGATACAGGCGATTGTTGCTGTCTTGGCGTTTTTGCGTGCTATTGACAGATAGCCGCGCCGCGAACCTGCGGGATTATCATACAACTCAAGAATAAATTTTGTTTGAAATGGCTCTAAAACAATGTACTTCCCAATGAGATCGCCCTCGGGCACGATACAATGTCGCTCGATAAACCCGATTACACGCTCACCTCGAGTAAGTTTCCGAGCTTTTTTTGCGATCATGAGGCGAGAAAATCCTCATTCTCGATCTGTTCTAGCGCCCTCTCCGCGTCCTGTTGTACGCGCCGCGCCTTGACCAAATCCTCTTTTCGCTCTCCTGTCGAGGATCCAGTGATCCGGAGAGAGCGCATAATGGCTAATTGTCGGCGAGAGAGTTGCTCAAGCACCGAGTGTCGCGGGTTCATGACCTGTGTGCCGCGAGCGTTTTCGATAACCGAGCCTTCATCCTCCAACGCCTCGCTCTCTAGCTCGATCTCCTGCTGGCAGCGGGCGAGTTGCGCCGCTGCGATAAGGTCTGCGTCTGTCCATTCATCGCGCGTACGAGCGCGCATGATCGCCTCCCAGAAAGGCATCGCGGAGGGCTTGAGCTTTACGCACGCGGGAACAGAAGGGAGCGGGCTTGCCGCCGCGACCATCGCCTTAATGGCGGAGGAGGCGCTGTTGCTTGGGGCTTTTTTGGCCATGGTTCAATCCTATCCCAAAAACTGCGGTTTACAATAAATCGAGGG